TACTACATGGCTTTTAGTAGGATGATTAGGGGTTTTCTTTGGCTTGTTATAGCCTGCTACGCCTATTCTTTCAAATAGTTTGGCAGCATCCCTAATCTTCATTTTTTATAACGGCCTTTTTTGCTTGCTTCTGAGATAGCAATAGCGATAGCCTGTTTTGGATTCTTAACTACCTTGCCACCCTTGCCAGAATGTAGAGTTCCTGCTTTGAACTCGCCCATTACTTTGCCAATCTTGGCTTGTTTCTTTGTCATTTTCATTTCTTAACTCCGTAAAAATATAGGTCTTTGGTAGCCTGCCCTACTGCAAATTCATAAACAGAAAACATACTATCTACATCAAAATTATCTCTAAAGTCTTGCTCTGTTAAGTTTTTGTAATAATCATTGCAGAATGGAGCATCTGCTGGGCTAGTGCGTTTAGTGCCATGCTCTGCTCTGCCTGTAGTAGCGCAGGACATAACGATTAAACCGCCAGGCTTTACCATTCTGTGCATATTGGCGAATGTTGCTACCCAATCAGGATTATGCTCAAAGCACTCACAAGAAATTACTGTGTCAAATTCATTATCAGGGGCTTTGTAGTCTTGCCCTTGGCATATAACATCTACACCCCTTCCTTGGCCTAAATCTATTCCGATGTAGTCACAATCTGTAAAGAACTGCCTTACACTACCATTTATATCTAGGCTGCCTACTTCTAATACCTTGCAATTAGCAAAATTATTAGGTAAACAATCTGCTACTGTTTTTACAAAATCAAATTGTTGCTGATGTGCCAATTATTTTTTAGCTTTTTTTGGCTTGGCAGTCTTGGCAGCTTGTTTGAAATCTGCAGCAGTAGGAGCATTTTTGCTACCCACTTTGTTCATTTTCTCGCCTGATCCAGCAGCGATACGCTTTCTTTTAGCGTTGATATTGGCATAAAGTCCAGCCTTCATATTAATCCTCTTGTTCTTCTGCCTGTTCCCATTGGTCACAAACACGCAGATTATGGCAGATAAAGGTGTATTTATGGCAATAGCCACGACCACCGCCATTAGCATCAAAACTATCCTCTGGTACTACTTGCATAGCTACTAGAGCCTCTGGGCTATTATCGAAATACTCACAATTAGCGCAACGATGGGTCTTAGTTTCTTCTTCTGGCAACTCCCAGAAGTCTGATAATTCCATCCAGAACTTGCCTGGAGCTGCTGGGTCTTTAGGGCCAAGATGACGAGTTTCCATAAGAGCCATCATCATTTTCTTGTTTGATTCTTTGGTAAGTGGATACTTATCTTCATCCACCATTGGCTCATCTAACAGGCTTGGCATCTTCATCTCTTTATCCATACCCTTATCCATACCTTTTTTTGGAGCTAATAGTCCAATAGCGATTTTCATATTAACCCCAGAATTTAGGGCGAACTTGCCCAAGACAATTTTAACGCTTTTTTAATCAAACCACAACTTGTACAAGTCTGGCATAGAGTTTCTAATCCACGCCCTAGCCTCGCTATCATTCTTTTGATGATCCATCCCTATAGTCTGGCTACCAACATGGTGTACATACGATCTGCTAACATAATTGTTATATCCAGCAGCTCGGATCTCTAAACATTGAATATCGTCTGAATACCAATTAATCGGTTTGTAATCTATCCAAGCCTCTCTAGAAATAATCCCAAATAAGGGGGAAAGTACATCACTTTGGAATATCTGATCTTCCTCTACAAATTTTATGCCGTTGCGTACTTCGCCATTCCTAATATTCTGTAAGCCACGCACATAATCCGATCTACTGCATAGCCAGCCTAAACTGTGGTGCGAAAGCAACACTTTATCTTCTATTAGCAGATCAAAGCTACTAGGGGTTAATACTATGTCATCGTTTGCCACGATAATTTCTGGGAACATCTCAAACGCATAGCGCACTACATCGTTGTAGGATTCCCCATAATTAGTGCCATTGTTGGGCAGATTGATAGTATTGTGTCTAGAACACTCTAGATCGCTCCCAGACACAATAACTGTTACTTCCTCTGGCACATACTCATCTATTGATGCAAACAGCACAGGCAAGCATTTAGCGTGTTTTGTTGCTATTACTATGGCAAGATTGGCATACGAATCGTTCATTCATTCCTTCGTTATAAGATTGTAGAATTCCATCTTTAGTCGTTTTTCTGATCTTGCAACTTGTACAAATTCTGATGGTAATTTGACTTGGACTTCTTATCCAGTTCTTGCTGGAGTCGTTTTTTTGCATTGTATAAATCTGTTTCTAATTTATGAGGCGTTGTTCTAGCATTATGCGCTAACTGGTTAAGTGAGGCATAAGGATGGCTGACATACCTCATTTTAAGCACTTGTCTTAACTGTAATGGCAAACCCTTAATTGCCTGCTCTATGAGATCTCCGTCTACATGGTCTGGCTCATAGTGTGGCTCTGGATCTGCGTATAAATTGCCCAGCTCTGGGACATAGTTTTTTTCAAAACTTCGACAAGTAGTTTCTACTTGTGGGCCAATAACTCCCCAAGTAACATACCAAGCCCAATTTTTTAGCCTAGATTCCATGTTGTCATTTAATTTTAATTAATTTATTGTATTATATTCAATATCTTATGGCAAAGGTAGATATGAAACAATCTGATAAAGAAGATCAAAAATTCATAGAGTGTTGGAAAAGACTTGGCTCTCCTACTTTAGTTGGCAAAGAATTAGGTATTAACCCTAGGAGCGCACTTAATCGCAGAGCAAGCCTTGAAATTAGATACGACATCAAACTTCCTACTCATGCCTCAATGAGAGATCCTAAAAAAGAGAAACTAAAAAAAATTGAACAGACTCCCCATAATGTACGCAGAGGAATAGATGTAGATAAAGTAAAACGAGTTATTGTATTTAGCGATGCTCACTTTACAGATACCACTACTACAGCATTTAAAGCTCTATTATTAATGATTGATACCTTTAAGCCAGAGGTAATTATTTGTAATGGTGATGCTTTTGATGGACAAGTTCTTAGCCGTTTTCCTTCAATTAACTACGATCAAAAGCCTACAGTCTTAGAGGAGCTTAATGCTTGTCGTTGGCATTTAGATGAGATAGAAAAACATAGACCGCCTGGTTGTCGTTTAATCTGGACTCTTGGCAATCACGATATGCGTTATGAGGCTTGGCTAGTTAATAAAGTCCCTGAGTATTCTGGAGTTGATGGCTTTAGCCTTAAGTATCATTTTCCTAATTGGGAAACTTGTTGGTCGTTTTGGATTGGGGAAAATACAATAGTTAAGCATAGATACAAAGGTGGTCGTACTGCTGGCTATTCAAACTTGGTAGCTGCTGGCAATACCAACATTATTACAGGGCATACCCATGTCCTCTGTTGCAGTCCAATTTCAAATTATCAGGGAACTTTTTTTGGCGTTCAAACTGGATGCCTAGCTGATCCATTAAGTGCCACCTTTGAATACTGCGAGGATAGCCCTAAAGATTGGCGTAGTGGATTTGTAATACTCTCATTCGATCAAGGCCGTATGCTAATGCCAGAGTTAATTATGGTTAGCGATGAGCAGAATGGAGAGTTTGAATTTAGAGGATGTATTAATAAGGTATGAAGATAACGCCTTTAATCCTTGAGAATCTTTATCTCTGTATGGCATCTTGTCATCCTATGCGTAACTGGGATCTGCCACCACCAGAGCTAATTACATTTAAGGTTACTAGGGAAAAAGATGCGATGGCTACTTATCGTTTTGACGATGAGATAGAAAAGCCACATATCATTACTATTAGCAGATTAAAGAATGAACACTTTGATACTATTCAGAGAAGTTTAGCCCATGAGATAGTACACATGAGCTTTTGGAAAACAGGGGCATGGGATAAGCATGGCACAGCATTTAGAACTCGTACTAGACAAGTAGCCAGGGAGTTTGGATGGGACTCTCTAGAACTTTAGTGGCTGCCTTCGCTGGGCTGATTTGCCAATAGCGACTTATACATCTTAGACTGATCTTCTAGATCTCTGATTAGCTTTACGACCCTAAACAATACTTCGTTTTCATGCTGAGTTACTACCTTGCCTGTATATAGGTCTACTAGCTCATTAACAATTTTATTCGTTTCGTTCACTTATTTCCCTTTCCAAGTTTCTGACTGACTCGCTCCAGCAGCTCCTCACAGGATATTTTGTATTCTCTTTCAAAACGCTTGACACCCATTCCGTGAAGGCCAGAGTTTCCCCTATGATGCTCTGGGCATAAAGGCAAGATCGGGGATGTAGCCCTAACAGCTCCATATCTCCGCACATGATGGAGTTCTGCTGGCGATCTGCTTTCAATCCCAAGGACTTCGGAGCATAGAATACATCCGAGTTCTGCAATCTTATTGAGTGCGTTCTTTTTGCCATGTTTAGTTGCCATTAAAAGCTAGCCATATAGAAACTATTGTAGATGCAATTATAAATATGCCGATGTAGTAAGGTAAATCGCTCATCTTATAGCACGATCAATGGTACGATTATTAGCACTCTCTGTACGATATATTTCAATCTCTAATTCTTTAGCTTTTATTTGGTTGTAATATAACTTTTCTTTATATGCAGCAGCCTCTAGTTCGGCAATTTTTGCACTAAATTCATTGCTTGCTTGGGCTTCCATTTCTTTACCAGAAATACTTGGCTGATTAGATGCAATCATTTGTATACTTTTTTCAGCCTTTATATATTGCTCTAAAGCAATTCTCCTTGAGTAGGCTTTTGCATACTGTTCTGCGTGTTCAAAGATAAAATCTGCTGCTTGTTGTGCTTTAATTTCCATTGTCTTTCCATTTCGTCTTTTAGTTTAAGTGTGGCTTCCCATCCACGCTTTTCTAATACTAGAGCTAATTGTTTTCGTCTGGTTGCTATGGGCCATGTTAGTAGTTCTCTAGCCTCACATTCGTTACGCCATTCCTCGCTATTTTTGTCCATCCAATCTTTCTTTTAACAATCTCCAGGCTGTTGCTGCACAAAGTGGGACTTGTCCATTTCCAATGGCTTTAAGTCTGTCCACTCTAGAGGCCATCCCATTAACCACTCGCTGAATATTGGGTTCACAGGACCACCAACTACTGCTGCCAAATCGTTCTGATGATTGTCCCTCATTCTCTGAACACCTTTGTAATCCGAACTTAATGGCGTTGGCATTTTTTCCATTCGTTTCTTTAATGCTTTCCGACTGTTGCTGCCCCCATCTATCCCCGTTGTACAAGGTGTGTGGAAAAAGTCTATGTTGTTGGGTATTCTTTCCGACAATCCAAATCCGCTCTCTAAGGTGATTTGCGCCAACATCGGCTGCCGATAACACTCCCCATTCCGCATTGAACCCCAGCGAGGCCAGGTCTCCAAGGACTGTTCCAAGTCCTCTATTAGTGAGCATTGGGCTGTTTTCCACAAAGCAGTATCTGGGTTGTACTTCCCCAATAATTCTCGCCATGTGTTTCCACATTGAACTTCGGCTTGCAGTAATTCCCCCCCCCTTCCGGCTGCGCTAATATCTTGGCATGGAAATCCCCCAGATACGACATCAACAATTCCTCTCCAAGGGTTTCCGTCAAAGGTTTGAACATCATCCCAAATTGGGAAATTTGGCAAAAGTCCGTCATTTTGTCTGGCGCACAATACGCTTGCTGGGTATTGCTCCCATTCGACTGCACAGACTGTTCTCCATCCAAGGAGATGTCCCCCAAGTATTCCTCCACCAGCGCCTGCGAAAAGAGCCAACTCATTCACACTTGCTCCTCAAGCTGCTTGATCTTCTGAGAAATCCTAGCTCTCCATTGCTGCCATCCTTCTCCAGCATAAGCCTGGACTCCTATCTCTTGAGCTTTTTTCATTGTGAGTTCTTCTGAGCTATACCAAGGCAACTCAGGTCTTTTATTTACCTTTGGTTCTTCTATTACGATTTCATCCTCAAACCTATATTGGTTAAGCCAAGTAGCTAAATGTGGTATGTACGCAAGTTGCGTATCTTGCGATTTCCAGTATGCTAGATGGTTTGGCAAAGCCTCTACTGCTTGTTCTCGCTCTGCTGGGGTTAGCTTATAAAAGCTACGATGCGCCATTCGCTTGCTAACTTTCCTAGGATATAAACTCCAGAACTGCTCAAATAAATCTGACATTATTGCTCCTTCACGAATAATAGACACCAACTACATAAAAAAAGACTGCTACAAATTCTACAATGAACAATGGTATATCCTCTTGGTATATACCAACTAACGCCCAGATAGCACTACCGATTAAACCAAAATGAAGGTTGATTGGGTAGAAATTTAATGAGGTGAGAAATATCCCGATCAAACACAGGATTGTTCCGATCCACTTTGCGACCTTCAATCTGTTCCAGGCGTTGTCTTTCAGCAACTTCATGTAGAAGTATCTCCTTAAAGTTTTTCATGTGTTCCTATGGTAATGGTCTTTAGGGTTGTTTTTAATGGATATCAATAAGATATCTACATCAGCAAACCACATAATTACTTTCATGCCATCGTGCTGCATGATTGTAAAACTCATTTCTCTTGTGCCTTTCTTAGTATTGCTCTAGCAAAATCCCTATATGCAAAAGTTTCATTTATAAGATTGCAATTCAACACAAATACTTTTTCTATTTCCTCATCTGTTAATTGATTTGTTTGTTTTCCTGCATCAAACCCATATTGCCAACCCATTTCAATCAATAGCAACTCATCTTCTGTATAGGCTTTAGTGCGTGGTTCGCCATCTTCTAACCATTGACCAGCTTTCCACTCTTCAAATGTTTTGTATATCATTTCTCTTGTGCCTTTCTTAGTATTGCTCTAGCAAATGCAATAAGGTTTTTATTTAAATAACCATCTATGAATGGGGTATTTATATGGACTTCAATTATTTCCTCATCTGTTAGTGTTTTTATTGGATAACTAACATACTCACCAGCCATGTGGCTTGCAGTTCTATCAAAAGATTCATCAATCTCTACCATTCCAGCAAAAGGTATTGGCTCTAACATTTAGACTCCTAGGGTTTTGTTACTACGCATGGCTAAAAGCTCTTTTTCTAAGCCTTGCTCTGGCTTATAGGAAAGCAACTCTAGGGCATCGGATGTACAACATTTACTACCTTTGTAGCAAGTGCCGGTAATAGCATCCATTATTAACCCTGTTTTATGCTCGTCTGTCCCAAAAAACACAGGCGTACAAATGATCTCGCCAAGGTTAGTAGTTCCCTTGTAGAGAACTCTATTCTTTAGCCAATCGAGCTTAAGGGATTTCTTTTGCCAAGTAGGAAAACAACTGCTGGCATCGGCACATAGACCAGTCATGGATTTTCTAATTTCTCTCATAACTTAGATCTTAATCTACAAATCTACATTAATGCAAGTGTTTTTTTATTAAAATTTCATGCACTTTTTAGATTAAAAAAGTGTAATTTGCGCTACATTTTTTCCCATTTTTTTGTGTAGATTTCCATAGCCTCTGCATAGCCATGGATCTTAGACATATCCATTGATGCGCTAGTAAAGTGGGTAATCATTCGATAGCCATCTTTTACACAAAAGTTCCTTTTACCTTGTTTTGCCATTTGCTTGCAGATGTCTTGATCGTATAAATGAAAGCCTGGTATAGACTCGTCAAATCGCACATCTTGATAGGTAGCTAACATAAGGCCGTCTAGGTGCAGGCAAAACTCCTTGCCATCGTTAAAGTAGAGTATTCCATTACGAGAGTCTACAACGCTGCCAACACATTGTCCTTCCCACCAAGGAGAGGCATCTGTCTGGCTGCCTATGATCCCTACCATGCCAATCTCATCTATGCAATAAGCCATCAGATTCATGCGTAATAAGATTGGATTAGTAACAATAAGGTCATGGTGAATAAAGCATTTAATTTTATGCTTGGCCTTATCTATGCCGATGTTATATCCCTCTGCAATAGATTTAGCGTTTTCAATAACAATCAGCTCATCGTCATTTTTTAGGATAAGAGATTGAAAAAGACATTTTTGAAATATCTTTTTATTGTGCGTACAAGTAATGTAGCTAATTGAATTCATAGTCTTATAAATATCTATGTATTAGTCTTTAGTAAGGTTACTGCTCTTTCGGTGAACGAACCTAGCCTACCTAGATTCGCCTTCATCTGCTCCATCGGAGTTACAGAACCCGTCAGTCGTTCAAGGAATAGGCACTAACTTCGCCACCTATATTGTGCTGTTTCATCCTTTACCCCCAGTAGCACTATTTCTCCTAAGCCCCTGGTATGTCGTTAGAGCCTCGAACTTAGGAAATCGTATCTTACCTCACATCTCAAACTCTTTGCAAGCCCATCTTCCATTAGGCTGCTTAAACCATCCTAGAACCAGTATTTTCCAATTAGACCGCACCAGCTCTGGTAAGAATTCAGACTCGGAGATCTTTTTAATCCTAGATGACATATTGCTTTTGCTAGTGATCTGGATGCCTACTGTTTCCCCATTGCCAATAGCTAGGATGTCAAAAATAGAGAATAGGTCTTTCTTGCGCCTAGTGAAAGCGTTATAACTTTCTACTACATCGCATTTATAGCCCCTAGACTCCATAAGAGCGACTGTACGGCTGTTTTGACTAGCCAAGGTCATTCTCTGTCAGTCTACCCTCGGATGCCTCTATGATCGCTGTATGCCACTTCTTAGGGATGCCATTACGCATCTTCCAAGCATAGGCCGTTACATACTTAACCCCTATCTTTTCGCATAGGATCTTGATAGTCCCAAATTCAGCCATCAATTTATCGAATGAACTTGTTTGCGGAAGGCTTACAACAGTATTCATATACACTCCTTTTGTAGACTTTTTATTCTACACCATCCAAAAAGTGTGCAAAAAAACAACATTAGGGTTTTCCTTAGAAATATATTTGCAAATCTCTACATTTGTAGATTAAGATTTATCCATGCAGTTCAGATTAACCACTCGTGAAGGAGTACAAAATGAAATCAACTTTTATGCCAATGGGTTTTAGAACTAATGATGGCTACCTTGTTAGCGATGTAACAGTTCAACAACTTCAACAATTTTTTAAAGAAGAACTAGATCTAGAAACAAGTCCTTCTGATATTCTAAAAATTGTAGATGTTTTTAAAACTTTAGAAAGAGAAAAGTTAGTAGCTTAATTAACACTCCCCTTCGGGGGAGACTTTTAAACACTCGTGAAGGAGTACAAAATGAAAGACTTTATTTTAGGTGGCATATTAGGATTTGTAATTGTAGCTTTTGTAATTACTGTGTATGGCTTTCGTATTGGTGTTTATACATTATGAGAGCCTTAATCCTGATCCTAGCGATCTCATTAGTAGGCTGTGCGCCTATCCCAATCAAACGCTATAAGACCGATGTAGTAGATCAAACGCCTTGCTATAAGACTAATGATTGTCCTATGCAAAATCCCCCAGCGTTTTTGTTCTACAACAACTTTAACAATTCGTGGAGAAGATAAATGTACAACAACAATTCTTATTATGAAGCCCCATACGATGACCAGGCAGAGCAAGAGCAACTGGATGAGCGTTTGTACGATGCAGTTAAGAATGACCCTGAGTTTGACCCTACAGACCTAGGAAACTTTGCTGAGTCTATTGGACAAGATGTAGACGATACAGATCTACAAGAGTTTATTCGTGATTGCGTAGCAAGAAAAGATTGGGAGTCTTTAGGCCGTAAGCTGTATTACCATAGTTGGGCTTACATGGAAAAAGTAGCAGAGATCCGATTAACATAGTGAAGGAATCAAAATGAGCAAATATTTAGAGCTTAGAAATGTAGATGTTTCTAGCAAGATAGAAAAGAAAAACAATCTTAGTTATCTGAGCTGGGCATGGGCAGTTGATACATTGTTGCAACATGACCCAGAGGCTACATGGACTTATGGTCAGCCTGTATCGTTTGGCGATACAGTAATGGTCTTTTGTACAGTAACCGCCTTTGGCAAATCTATGACTGCCCAGTTGCCTGTAATGGACTACCGAAATAAGGCTGTGCCTAACCCTGATGCCTTTGCCGTAAATACTGCTATGCAGCGTTGTCTGGCTAAAGCAATAGCTCTACATGGTCTAGGATTAAGCCTATATGTAGGGGAAGATTTGTGGGATGATGTAGATACAGAAGATACGCTAACGGCTGATATTAAGGAAATTAGGGCAAGTAAAAGCCCTGCCGAACTCAAGGTGGCCTTTGCATCATCTTACAAGAAATACAAGGGCAATGTTAAGTTTTTAGATGCTATCACTAACGCATACAACGACATGAAAGCCCAATTTAATGAAACTAGCACAGGAGCAGCCTGATAATGTTTGCTCCCCTTGTGGTAGCACCTGGGGAGTCCATAAACCAAAGGATCACCAATACAGGATATGGGTGGACAAATGCGATGTATGTTTAGATTTGAGAGCCGTATGCGATGCGTCAGAATTCGGTTATTTAAAGGAAGGCTGGGATGGACAGAAAGTGGTGTGTTAGTTGTCAAGTTCTACGACCAGCTAGTGATTTTAAGTTGGTAAAGATTAACAAAATAAGTAGATGGAAGTGTGGAGTTTGTTTAAAACGAGAGGCAGATAGAAAATATGGAAAATAACTTTATTTATACCCCAAGCTCTACAGATATAGCTTTGCGCTGGAGAAAGCAGCATGGCTATATTCCAGCTAGTGAGCAAGAGTTCTATAGGAAAAAGTGGGCAGATTTTAAAGCAGAATTTGCTCGTACCTTAGACGATCAGCCCAAAAAGCTAACGCCTAGTGAAACAGTCGTTTATCAATGGAGAAAACGAAAGTGATTAACAAAAAGTGTCTTGAGGCTTTTAATAAATTATCTGAGCCTGTATACCATCCACAAGAGTATTTCATGCTAGGATGGAACGCTGCGATAGATGCCTTATCTGCTGAGTTCTCTCGCAAATGGGAGATGAACGAATTAGAAGATATTGATTTTATTGTTCAGCCAGAGCAAAAGCCAATGCACGATGACGAGTGAATGGTATCCTTTATGCTACCCATCAAGAAGGGATTACAAGGCTTGGCTTTATCTAAGAGATCATGCCCAAGAAGTAGTCAATATTTGCGATGATTGCACAGAAGATTACATGGAATTAATGCAGAAACAGAACCGATGCGACCAGGCAAAGGCACAAAAACTAACTACGAATAGTAAAAAAATATGACAGATTATTCTGAAATTTACATAGAAATTAACCAAGTTCTTAAAGATTACTACAACCACGAAACAAAAAATAACCATGAACGGGCTGCTCAAGCTGCTAATGAGGTAGCTACATTGGCAGAGCATTTAAAATTCTTAGCAGAGGCCAAGCTATGACCACCTTCACAACGGAAGATAGGGTAGCCGTAGAGCAGGGTACGGATGCTTGGCATCAACTTAGGCTAGGAAAGGTAACTGCTAGTCGTATGGCAGATGTGCTATCTAAAGGGAAGTCTGGGGAGTCTGCTAGTCGTACGAAATATCGTACGGAATTAGTAGTCCAAAGGCTTACAGGATTACCAGGGGAGTCGTTTACTAATGCTGCAATGGAATGGGGTACGCAAACAGAGCCACAAGCTAGGATAGCGTATGAGATAGCCACAAGCAATTTTGTAGAACAAGTGGCTTTTATAGATCACCCTACGATTAAATGGTTTGGGTGTAGCCCAGATGGGCTTGTGGGGAATGGTCTGATTGAGATTAAGTGTCCCAATAGTAGTACCCATATAGATTATTTGATGGATGATAAACCGCCATCTAAGTATATCCCTCAGATGCAATGCCAAATGGCTGTAACAGGGTCTAGGTGGTGCGATTTTGTATCGTTTGACCCTAGGCTACCAGATGACTTGCAACTGTTTGTAGTGCGCCTTGATAGGGATGAGGAGTATATCAAGGCAATGGAAGTAGAAGTAGAGAAGTTCTTAAGCGAGGTCGAAGATACATTAACTAAATTGAAAGCGAGAAAAAATGGCCTATGAAATGAAAGAAGGCAGTTTTAGCCTATTTAAAAACAATCGTAAGGAAAAAGAAACACATCCTGACTATGCTGGATCAATAATGATTAACGGCAAGGAGCATTATCTTAATGCTTGGTTAAAAGATGGTAAGAATGGTAAGTTCTTTTCGGGATCAGTCGGCAAGGAAAAAGCACCAAAGGATAACTTTATCCCTAAAGGTGCAGATGAGCTGCCAAAGAATACAATAGAGGATGACGAAGTTCCGTTTTAATTAACAGATGAGATCGGCATTAACCTTCACGAAGGAGAGCCTGCACCCTTCCGATTATGCAGGCAAACGCTTTGACCAAGCATTGCACGATAAGTACGACCCACCAGCTAGGAAAGCTGTATCCGAATGGATGAAGATGAAGTGGGGTCTAGATTGCAGGGAAAACCCTAATGTCTATGGAGTTGATCTAATCGCTTACAGAGCAAATAATCCAGTTGGCTTTGTTGAAGTTGAAGTACGGAGCTGGAGCTTTTGCCACCATCCCACCATCCATATAGCGTATCGTAAAGCAAAATTATTTCGGCAAGATCGCCCTGTTCTATTTTTTGCACTAACTCACGACTTAAGTCATGCGTACTGGCTGAAAGCTGAGTTGGTGAAAGAGTGTCCATTGATAGAGGTCAATAATAGGGAAGTCCCTAGTGGGGAGTTCTTTTTTGATGTCCCTGTCAGTTGGTTTAAGTATGTTAATTTAACAGACCCATTTTAAGATAAGTATAAGGCTCTTTCGTCTTTTCGCCTGTTTGTAAGGCCCTTTAATTCCTTGCCACCAGCTTTATTCCACTTTAGGAATTCCTCGGCAGCAGACTCAAACTCGCCTCGATTGTGTTTCATCCGAAGGGTAGAATTTTGGAGATTACCGAGTCCAACATTGAAGGAGAAAGAAACAAGTGCGCCAAACCGACCAGAAGTAAGCCCATTAGGACATAATCGTTTAACTCCGCTTTCAAATGATTGTAAATCTTTAGCAAGTATTTCATCTACTTCCCCCATTGATAGAGTGCGATCCCATCCATCAGGAATAGGCAAAGTCTTACGCTCTGCTAGAGGGATTTTAATGTGTGATTGATCGATTACATGGCCTACACCAACAGTCCAAATTAATGCTGGGCATTGATAAGGTCTAACCCTAACACCTTCATGGTGTTTAATCATGTCAATGACACGCTGATCTAAACTCATTTTTTAAATGCTTGAGTACCAAACCAAAACGATACAACGCTTGCCCAGATAATTTGAGTTTCGTTATCCCATAACATATCTAGAGCAATAGTAAAATCTACGCCTGTTTTCCAAGCATATAAAAATCCAAATATCTCTACAAAAGCAAATAAGATAAATAAGCCATAAGTAATGAATGAGCGAGTAAACGCTCTGGCATTAATTACCCATTGGCTTGCACCTTGACCAATGGCTATATCGTGGGCATAGAGAGCCTCACGCTCTTTCTCAGCACTTTGTATGCCAATCTGTTCAGTACGGATTTCCTCTACTCTGGCTTGGGCTACATAGCCTTCCTTGAGCATTTGTACTTCACGCTCAGTTTGCATCTTAACTAACTCTAGTTCATGCGCTTTATCTGATTTGTCTTGGAAATAATCCATTAACTTTGGCAGACCGCCAGCCAGAAAAGAAACTAAAGTAGTAAGTAAAGTAAACATATTAACCCCAAGTTAAGTAAACACCAAAGGCTATCCAAGCAGTTGCTACTACCCAAGCCCACATTAATAAATTGAAATCATCATTCACCACTTATATCCCCAGGTGGCATACCAAGCTATAATTGCTGCTGCTACAAAGCACCAAAATTGCAAGCGTTTAATAGCTTTTAAATCGTGTTGATATGCCTCATTGTCTTTTTTACGCATATTTTCAATATCTATTTTTATCTTTAAAACTGCTTCCCACTCTTTAGCACCATGCTTTTTAACAAAGTCTATTTTTAACTTTGCTTCTTCATCGCTAATTTGTTTATTGTGTTGCCATTGTTTTAAAGCCTTGATTAATGCTTGTTCTTTTTTAAAATCTGCTTCTCGTCTTGCTCTTATTCTTTCGTTTGCTTGTTTTTGTGCGACATCCAATCCATCGTGCTGTATGTTTTCAATAGACTGAGATAAGCCCTTACTTGCAGCTCTGCTTGCCTCGAGGCTGTTTGTAAGGCTTTTAACGCCTTCTGATATTCCGTAGTCCACATCACTTGCTCATAAAGTAGTGTGTTAAAAATCCTACAAAAGTAGAAAACGCAGATACTATCATCATCCCAGCAAACAGCCCACCCTTAGATTTGTTGGCAAGTGCTAATAATTCTTCCATGCCACTTTCTAGTTTATCTATTTTCTTTTCCATAGCATCTACTTGAGCTACGAGTTGGCCGTATTTAAAGAGGTCAATTTCTGTAGACATGATTAAGTCTTAATAATAAAGTTAATACCCAAATACGGAGGCAAGTTAGCGTTAGTGCCACTTACACCAGCAGTAGCATTGGTTGTGGCTACAGTAATTAATGTGGTCGCTGTGTTAGTAGATGGGGATGCGCTTCCTGATCCATTTAAATTAGGGCCAGAACCACCACCACCTAAATTATTTAATACAGTAATTGAATGTGCGTGTCCAGGGTCTGTAACAGTAGATGTCGCTGTGTGGGTGTGGCTTACTACAACTGCATCTGCACTACCACCTGTTGTACCTAAAGTAGTACCATAAGGAGTACGATTTGTATAGTTAGGCACATTAAATGTAGTAGAACCATCACCTACACCAAAAGTAGTTCCAATAACCGCAAAAAGCGCAGCGTATGTAGATCTACTTACCGCAGCTCCAGCGCACAATAAATAACCAGTAGGAGCAGTTGCAGTACCCCACATATTAATAGCGCCAGTAGGTACGCTATTAGCTAATGTAAAAGCAGTAGTGGCTAACTGAGTAGTATTAGTTCCAGCCGATGCTGTAGGGCCTGATGGAATACCAGTAAAAGTAGTTGTGCCTGTTACTACTAAGTTTCCACCTACAGTAAAGTTATCGCCTGATGCGCCTGTCTGTTGGTCTTTTAGTTGGCTCATTAACTCACGAATAGCATTATTAATGCCAGATGGAGCGCAGCCTTCTGCAATGTTAATACTGTCTATGTCGGTATTGTTAGCTGGAGTGCTATCAAATTCTGAAATCTTTGTCTTTG